GCATTCTCTTGGCTTGAGTCAACAACAGATACAGCGGCAGCTTGAGCCAACGAGTGAATAGTGTCAATCGCTTCAGGCAGAGCCGTTACTGCATTATGAGCACGTAGATCTCCTAAATCTGACAGGGCTGAAATAGTTGAAGTAGATGCTACATCAGGATCCCCTTTAGGATCAGTAAAAATTGTTGAAGCTTCTTTTGTATTACGCCTAACTCTATCCGTTATCTCTTTTCCAATTGCTGTAGTATTCCTACGAACAAGATTGCCTCGGTGTGTAGCTCCTCTATCAGCCAACCTTTTATTTAGGTTGTCTACAATGGCAGCGTCTCGCTCAGCGTTTCCTGTATCAACTCCAATATCTATTGAAGGGTCAATTCCTTTAGCGTAATCTATAAAATCAATAGCTTGGGCTAAACGACCTTCATCAGTATTTGGGTAAATCTTAGGATTAGTGCTATAGTATTGATTAACTAAATCACCGCCTTTAGCAATAGCATCTAGTCTAGCTAAAACATCTTTAGCGGCTTTATCAACCTCGCTCATAAACCTATCTTCTGATCGTTCGGCAGCTGCTTCAACGGAATCACCAAAGTTCGAAGCTTCTACGCTTTGTCCGCTAAGCAATACTTCAGCTTCCCTCATTAAATCAGGATTATCACCAAAGGCATCAGCGAATACTTCAGCGTATTGCTCAATGTAATACTTAAAAGTAAACTCTTTATCTTCATCTGTAAGATAGTCACTAGCCATCGTGTTGTTTTTATCGATTTTAAACTGAGCAGCGATGTCCGCAAACTCTAGTTTGTTAGCTTTTTTCTGACTATTCCACTGAGCTTTTCTAGCAGCGAGTTCAATAGCTGGGGTATTAAAACCGCTATTAAGAGTTTTTTGATACTCAGCTAGCTTTAAAGTTTCTTTATCAACTTCTGAAATACCTTTTCTTTGATCAATTTCTAAAAGCTTTTCCTCTAGCCTTAGACTTGCTTGTTGATCTGTAAGAACAGGAAGCTGTTTTTTATACTCGTTAACCTTGGCTTTTAATCTAGCTTGATTATCGACCAGGTTCATTTTTTCTTCGTACTGTTCGTAAAGTTTCTTTTCCTCTAAAGCTCTTTCCTCAGGATTAAGAAGAGGACTTAGATTTCCAATGTTTGTCTGAAGGTCTTGTAAATTTCTTTTATCGTCTATTTTACCTACAGTAACTAAACCCTGAACAGAGGCGCTCCCAGCCTGCATACCAGCTTGGAGTAAATTTGCTAGGTCTGTGTAAGTGTTGCCACCCGTACGGGTTACATTAGATCGTCCAAAAACAACCTGTCCTCCACCTACCTGAGACTTTTCAATCTTAGTCGTTTCTTGAGTAGGAGCTACAACGGACTGTTGAGACAACTCGTTCACCAGTTTGTAGATCCCGTAATCTTTCTCTCTTCGACTAGGGCGCTGAACATTAGGGTCCCTATTTTCTTGTCTTGGCATTTAAAGATCCTTTTCAAAAGCTGGGTAGTTTATAACCTAAGTCACTAAGACCACTTGCCATACCAATGCCTTGAGAAGCACCGCCAGCTGCGCCTGATAACATACCAGTTAACATACCTAAAGTGCTAGGCCCTGTAGGAGGATTTCCTACATCTCCCGGCATATAAAGACTAGCTGAATTATAGCTCAACAGATCTCGCTGATCTAAAGCAGCCTTGTATTGATTTTTAGCATTTGTATCTGCCGCAAACTTTTCTCTATACAGTTTATTACGCTGCTCTTGAAAACCAGCAGCGGCTCTTTGCTGAATTAGATCGGCGGTGCCGCCTCTTAAGTTTCTACCAGTAGCCTTAGCAGTCAACCCAGCATGAGAAAGAATCTGACTTCTTGCCGTGTTTGCTACGTTAGCTTTGAACGCATCTCTATTATATTTTAAAACATTGCCATAGTTAGCTACCGCTGTTTTAGCAATTTGTTTATTGTTGAAGCGACGTAAAGCGTTTTGCCTAGCCGCTTGAAAATTCTTTCTGTCATTTGCTAGAGAGTTCTTGAAATTGTTTCGTTCCGTCTCTACTTTATTAGCCAAATACTGTGCCTGAGCTTCAGTTTTTTGACCTTGCATGCTCATGAAACTACTAGCAGCGCCTACGGCAGCCATTCCAGCAATCATCACACCCATGTTAATCTCCTAAAAATGTGACTATTTCCTCAATGTCTGAGTCTAGATTCTCAGTAAAGTAGTATCTATACTCTAGATTTGTTTGGGAATCTAGCCACGAATTTAAAAAAAGCTCTGCGGATGTAACTAAGTTTTCAGGAGTTACATCCAATGTTATAGGTTCTCGCTCAATCTGTTTCTCAATAGAGTTTAACTGATCCTCTAAGCTTTTTCTATGTAATATAATAAGTTTATTTACAGGAACTTGTAGGTTAACTAAAGAGACAGGCCACACCTTAGCAATGCCTTGCTCTACTTTAGCTACCTGTTTAGGTAAAAGATCGTAGTAACCACCTGGGTTGCCTTCTTTTGGAAGCAAACCCCCTAGAAATTTATCTCCGTTTACTAGATACTTTGCTTTAACGCACTGCTGCATAACAAACGAAGATCCTACTCTAGGACCTATTCCGGTAACTACGTTTAAAGACATTTGATTTTCTTTGTTTAAATACGGTATTATGAGTTTCTATAGGGTTTAAAGTTTTAACTCTATTTGCTCCTGATAAACGAGGACCTAACAAAAGATCGGCTCTTCTTTTATCATCTAACCAAGAGTCAACAATTTCTTGCTGCTCTTTTTCTGCATTTGTTGCAATGATGTCATCGACATCTACTCCCAAAGTATCCTCAAAGTAGTTTACTGAAGCTGCTAAAACATCTACGCGGTCATCGTGTTTTAACGATCCCCTAGTTTCAGTCAACCTAGTAAGTTGCTTTTGAGTATTCTCTTGTCTGATAGCGCGTTTAGAAAAGACTAAACGGTGTTGAGACATTACAGGTTCTAGGGTTTTTATAATCCTAGTTTCCTTCATTCCGGATACCCTGTAACCTTCGAGTCCTATCTGACCTCCCCCAATCCGCCCAATGTGAGGGCGCAGAAGAGATCCAAACATACCGTCGCCATAGTTCTCTTCGTATCTAATAAGGTTTAGTGTAGGATACTCAGTAGCTAATGATACTATTTTACTTAGTAATGCGTCTTCGTATCCGCCATCAAACCCTAGAATATCATGTACCCACACGTAGCCGTTTCCAAAGGAAGCAATGCAGACAGCAGTTTCGTCAGCGCCTCTACCAGAGGGGTCAATGTGCATTACTGTATGCTTGTACGGTTGATATACGTCTGAGATCCACATGGGCTTTGAAATAACATCTCCATTCAATCCGAACGAAGGCATATCTCGAGCGGCATCAGAACACCAGATTACTTTTTCAGGGAAGACTTCGTTATCCAAGTCCAAGACAACAAGATCGTTAAGCCGAAGAGGGTAGCGATCTTGGTCAGCAAGGGAGGTGTCCAAGTGATAATGCAAAGAAAACAACTTTGGTCCGATCCTTGCTTTACGTTCTGCAAGCAGTTCGTCTGAAAATCTTTCCGGTTGAGTAGAGTCACCCGGAGATAGATCCATATCAAGAATCTGATCATCAACGTCGCGTATCTGCCCTGGCATATCTTCGTCTGGGAAGAGCGCCGGGAACTTAAAACACATATACGCATCACGGAGTTTGTTGTAAATAGACTCTGAACTTTGAGGTGTTCCAAGAATTCGAATAAGTCCTTTACCGGGGTTTCTAATTTGCTCAATTTCCCATACCTTGTTTAATAACTTTTCTCTAGCTTCGGCAGTCTCTGAGTTTTTTTCAATCTCCACATCATCAAGGATTACAGAATCTGCGTGAGATCCTGTAATCTGAGACGAGATCCCTCTAGAAAATACAGAAAGATCCTGTCCCGTTGTAGTTTTACACTCCACATTAAAACCAAACGCCGAGTCTTTTGTGTTAGGACCGGGTTCCATGTGTCTCATATAAGGAACTAGAGTCAAGATTTTACGAGTCATGCTTATAAATTCTGTACTCTTAATAGCTGTAGCTGAAAGAACCATGATAACATGGTTTGGATCTCTTAGCAAAAGCCACGAAGCAAACATAGACGTAAGGACAGATTTACCTGCTCCACGCCCCGCCTGCAACTGGAACTCATCTGGTCCATTTTGAAGACGTTCTGCCATCATATATTGTAAAGGAGTTGGCTCTCCTAATCCTAGATACTTCATACACTGATGAAGATGATTTCTAAAGTCATTTAGAATATCTTCTGGAATATCCTTAGGAACTAACTCCCTGTTTATTTCAGTTAACGGCATAATAGTATTCTCCTTATGCGTTTCTCTCTTAGACTCAGGCGTTAGTGATCACGACCCAAACTTAAAAGGTAGATCAATTTTTTCTTCAATGACCTTATCTACGTTACGTTCAGTTAGTTCTAACTGATCTCTGTTTTCTTTTAAGACATCAAGAACTACTTTATATAGTTGAGGTCCTCTAGCTTCTTCGTTATCTAAATCTCGCATAAGCGAAACAAAAAGCTTTTCATTTAGACTCTTATAGTCCATAGTAAAACTCCGTATCAATCTTTATTCCACGGGAAAAACTTCCGCGTCCAATACCATAGCTTTCTTCCAGACAAAGCGCCTATAGTAAAAACAACGGCTGTATAGAATAAAGTTCCTAGTACGTTTTCTACATCAAAGTTCATATCAGTCCTTATTAATCTTGTCTTTAATATCTTCTAAATCTCGTCTAATTCCCTTTACCATAGTAAAGTAAACAAGAACCCAGACAATTAAAGGGGTGATGTTGTTTTCTAACATAGGAATTAAAGTTGTAACTTCCATCAGTCATCTCCAGGATCGTATGTTTCTGACCACTGGCCAAACAGAATACCAAGATCGGTTCCGTTTACAGTGCCATCAAAATTAAGATCTGAGCGAGGGTTATTGGTACCCCAGTCACTCATTAAAATTCCTTGATCTAGCGCATTAACCACATTGTCAGCATTAATATCTGCAATCTGATCTTCTCTGCGAATTGTTACAGCCCAAGAAATACTTTCTGTTATAGTCTGATTCCCGGGGACAGGAAAAACATAATCTTTAACGATACGTCTTTTTTCAGGTTCCCAACAAAGATCAGAGTTTAAATCAAAAATAGGAATCATGCCCTCGTCTATCTTCACAGATTGTCTGTATTTAACGTTTCTCTCACCTGAAGATTTATTAGTTACTTGGGCATCTCCTTCCATAGTAAACACACCGACATTAGATACTGCGGGTGTTACATAGTACACCACCAGTTCTCTTGTATCAGTCTCAGCCTCAGATACAATCTGAAGCATGGAGGTAGGTTCGCCATCAGCGTCAAACACTGGTAACCTAGTAGTATACATAGGCGTTAAGCGAGGACTACAAGGCTCTTCTTCGCTTTGAGCAAATACAGAACCAGTTACAGAACACGCAATGACCAGTAGATTAAATAATTTCATCAGCACTTCCATTTTCTGCGGGCTTTACGTAGCCTGCTGTTAGGATTTTTAGCGGCCTTGGGAAACTTCTTCATTTGTCCGGCGGATCTAGCACAATAGCTTTTCTTTCTTGCCCCACCTCCAGGTTGGGGGGCCTTAAGATTAGAGCCGGTCCTGCGGTTAATCGATCGGCGACCCTTTGCAGTGAGGCCTCCCGATTTTGATTTGCATCCGTTTCCAATGTTACACCCCTTCATAGCACCCTTGCTTTTAGATTTTCCTTTTTTAGCCATTACTTTACTCTTTTTAAAGAAGTCATTAGTTGTTGATATTGCTCGTTGCCGTATATAACAGATGGAAAAACTGTAGCTGAGCTTCCAGCCGCTGAAGCAGAGGCTGTAATAATATCCCAAGATATTTCAGCAAACTTATTAGCCCCCGCTAAGTTGGGATGGACAGGATCTTGAAGGTAGGTAGTTTTCATAACATCGTAACTACCTAGATCGTCTCGTACTTTCTTACATAAATCAATAAAAGCTACGTCTTCAAAGCCCCCTGATCCAGCTATGTTACGATAAAAAGTAGATTGAGCTTCCCATCGAGAGGTAGTAGCATTAGCTTCGTATTGAGCAACTAAAATAAATTTTAAACCGCTTCTTAAGTTTCTATAGCGTTCAATGATTCCTTGAGTGTGCTCAGTAACGCCAGATATATTTCCATCGTTAGCGCCGAGCTGAATCATTACTATGTTAGTATCCATAAAATTCAAATACTCTTTCATAGCTTCGTCACTATAATAATGCGGTCTGTTATTAAAGGCCGATAAATTAGTAGCAGGGTTATTGTAGTTAAATCTATGATTAGCCGTTTTAAAACCGCCGCCACCTGTATAAGCCATTTGCATTCCAGTAACAGCTTTGTCCATGTAGGTACAAGCTAACAACTGAATACGAGTTCCAGTAGGACCAAGAAGATAAATGGAAGTGCCGCCGTTGTTACTGGATACGCCCGTGTTATCTACAACTTTTTCTATTGTGTTATAACCTGCTGTTAGACTATACTGATTACCGTTTTCAGAACCATTGCCACCAGATCCAAATTTCCAGTCTACTCTAACTGTGCAATCTTGTTCAGCATATATTAAACATCGAATGGCTGTTTGTGTTCCATTAAAAATATGCGTTGATTGCTGGCTACCTGACCATAATGCTAAAGAGTTTAAAATACCGTTGATGGTATAAGCTCTTGAAGTAGATCCTTGTGCCGTTTGCTCAGAAAGCGTGGCGTTTACACCAGTAGATGAGCCTAAAGGTTGTACTTGAGTTCCTGAAAAAGCGGTATTAATTACGGCAGAGTTTTCTGGATCGGGTCCATTAGACATTGCACTAGTACCTGAAATCCCAGAGCCTACTCCGCCGGTGATCTGAGATCCATTCTGAGCTTGATTACCATTACTCATACCTTGAGAGATACCTTTCCAGTAAGCAGGATCCCATGAGTTTTGATAACCTACCCTCATAAAGTTAGCTTGGGTTGGGTTATTAATAGAGTCACCGACAATCATAATACTAGCATCTCCGTTAAGCAAAGCCGGAGATACAATATCTAAATTCTTTGAGTAAGTCTGTTGCTGTACAGGGTAAGTGTTGGCAAGCTCTTTAGCCATTAAACCTATTTTAGAAGCTTTTTCTAGTGACATTGATTCTAAAATCGCTTCAGATTCAGAGCTTCTAGCGTTGGTTACGTCTTGATATTCAAATCTAGGCATTACTTCTTCCTTTTAGTAGTGTTTTTCTTTTTACCTGCAGATTTCTTTTTCATCTTAGCAGCACAAGAAGGACACATACCGGCTTTCTTTTTTCCATATTTCATTTCTTTTTAGTTCCTTTTTTCCAAGAAATTCTTTTAGGACCTTTTTTTAATTTAGACCTAGAGTTACACTGCGATTTAGTAGGACGACACGCAGGGTATTTACGTTTACTACCACCCTTAGCAGACTTGCGACCACAAGCTTTGCCAGTCTTGCAATCAATCCAGCCTTTCCCATTGTTACGGGAAAACCATTTTTTCAAGCCCTCTTTTTTAGCCATTACTTCTTCTTACCCTTACTCTTGTTACCCCAGTTCTTAGCTCCTACCTTTCGGCATTTAACTAAAGCACCTGAAGCGTAAGCGCTAGGCCACTTAGTATAGCGGCTTTTAACTTTACTATAGCAAGCATCACGTTTAGCTTTCTTTTTCTTAGCCACTACTTACCTTTTTTCTTTGCTTTTGCTTTTGCTTTAAACTCTGCAACTCTTTTTTCTTTTTGAGCTGGAGTTGATTTATTAGAGGCTAGCATAGCCTCGGTAGATTTTCTTAAAGCAGCTGCTTGTTTCGTAATCTTAACTTTTGTTGGACCTTTAGCTGTTCGCTTTGCCCAAGCATCAATATCGGCAATCTTGTTATAGATAGTTTGGGCGCCTACGCTTCTGTTCTGGTTTTCAAATTTAATACGAGCGTTTTTTCTTGTTTTAGCGGGGATTGTTTTTGAGGGTTTTTTCTTATTCATAATTCAATAACCTTTCTTCATACCAGCTTTACGCTTAGTCTTAGTTACTTTTTGACCAACCTTTGCTGCGTATGCTTTAGCAGCTTTCTTACCCTTAGTACTATAATCAAATTTCTTTTTTCCGACCTTTGGCATTGTATCGTTCCTTTTTAATGCGTTTAATATAAGCGGGCCTTACACGAGGTAACTG